CCAGCTTGCGCTGCACGTTGTCGAGGACCGTCTTGACCGTCTCCTTGTTGCGCATGACGTACTGCACGAACACCTCGACCGCGTGCCCCCGGTTCTCGCCGACCGACTTGGCGAACTTGTCGGTCTCGGTCTTGTCGGTGAAGTTGTGCGGCTGCACGTGGTACCGCAGCACCCGCTGCACCTCGGCGCGCGGGTTGGCCTTGGAGGCGTAGACCTTCGACAGCATCGAGTGGTTCGACGATGCCGCCACCGTCGTCTTCCATGCCTCGCCCCGGAACCGCTCGGCGTTGCTGCCGGACGACATGCGGGCCTTCTGGCGGCCGTTGGTGATCTCGTAGATCAGCGACGACACATCCTCGGACGGGAACTCGGTGAACTCGTCGAACTGCACGTTGACATCCTTCATGATCTCCAGCCGGTTCATGCGGGAGTTGAGGGTGTCTTTCGGGCCCATGATGAGGTCGGACGGGTTGCCGTAGATCGTGGCGGCGAACGCCTGTGTGGTCGACTTCCCGTGGCCGGAGCCGTCGCTGTAGAAGTCGAAGATCGCCGCGTTCACAGCGGTGAGGCGCATCAGCGGCGCGGCCAGCGCCTGACAGACGACGAACTGATAGGGCTCAAGGTTGGGGCGGTTGTAGAAGTTCGCCTGCGCCACCCAGCCCTCCAGTGTGCCGACCTTGCGCATCGCCGGGAACAGGAACGCCGTGGAGGTGGCAGGGGGGTTGTAGCCGACGCGGTCGGCGAAGATCTCGCGCTCGCCGATGACGTAGGACGTCATCTCGTCGTCCGCCCAGCCGAATTGCCGACGCGCGGTGTCTGCCACCGTGGTCGTCTGCAGGTTCTCGATCCATGAGTGCGTGTATGCCATCAGTGCTTCCCACTTCTTGCTCGGAACAGTCACGCCGTTGGCGGACAGTATCTTCCTCAGCTCCTCTTTCGCCGTCGCGGCCGTCAGCGGCAGGATGAACTCCCGGGCCTTGTCGTTGGGCAAGTGCACCCTGCCGATCATGCACTCGCCCGCTTCCTGATCCAGCACCCGCTTGGTGAAGTAGAGGTCGTTGCTGTACACCAGCACCTTCTCGACTTCTCCGCTGTCCGTCTCGGTCTTCGTGTAGATGCCGCCTTGCGCGCCGCGGAAATAGGGCCACGGCAGCTTGTGCGGTATCGCCGATTTCGCCGTCGGCTTGGCCGCCGACGCGTCGATGGGATCGTCAGTGTCGTCTGCGTCTTCCTCGTCGATCTCCTCGGGCTCCGGTGTCTCCGGCTCCTCGGGGGCTTCGGCGATGTCTTCGCCAAGCCGCAACGGCGTGCCGATCTTACCCAAGAACGGGCAGCCTGCACAGCCGCCCGGGTTCAGTTCCTCGAACTTCTTGCACGAGTAGGGGTGCTCGACGCGGTCGAACTTCTCCTGCAGCTCCTCCGGGTCGTACATGGGGTGCTGCTCTGACATCCGCACCGCGGCCTTGCGGCCATCCTCGCAGTGCTTGGCGATGGACAGCCCCGCGCGCCACAGCGGCTCCGGCGTGTTGGCCTGATCGAGCACGATGTGGACCAGCTGGCGGCATCCGTCTTCGCCCCGCTGCATGATCTTGCGGAACGACGCCGTGCGGTTGCGCAGCAGGCGCTGCATGACCGGGTCGTCGGCCATGGACATCAGCACCCCCTTGAGCGCTGCCGCGTCAGGGTCCTCGGTCGTTATGCGCCCTGCATAATCGGCCAGTAGCGCCGCGAAGTCTTTCAGCGGCGTCTCGGCCGCGCTGTGCGTCATGAACGTCACAGGGATCGGCGGGGTGTCTTTGTGGTTCTTGGTGTCCGGCATGCGCAGCACGCGCGCCGCGTCGGCCGTGACCCCCGTGTCGGTCCGCAGGCCCTTCGCTGCGCATGCCCGCTTCAGCGCGTTGGCCACCGGCTGCCACGCCTCGCGCGATATCGGCTTGGTCAGGGGCCAGTAGACATGCACCCCCCTGCCGCTGTTGACCAGCATGGGGCGGGGCAGCTGCATCTCCTGCACAAAGACTCGCAGCGCCTGCACCGCTTCGGTCTGGGTCGCGTAGTCCTTGGTCGGACCGCAATCGAGGTCCAGATAGAAGGAGCGCATCTGCTGGACGTTGTCCGCCTCGCGGCTGGAGCTGTCCTTGAACGTGGCCAGCGCGAAATAGACGTCGGCGTCGGATGCAGCCGCTTCCTGTGAAGCCGCAACGAGCCGCTCGATGGTCGGGTAGAATTTCTGGATGCGCTTCTTGCCCGGTGTGATGAAGAACAGGCAGTACGCGCCTTCGTCGCCCAGAACGGACGATAGAAACCGTGTCGTCTCCATGTGGGTTCCGCCTTGTTGAGTGGACGCCCCCGGTCACAGAGTCCCGGGGGCGCGGTTGGCGGTTTACTCGTCGTCCCACTGGCTGAGGAGATCGGCGAGCTTGTTCGACGTGGGCTCCGGGGCCTTCTTGCGGGCCGTCTCGACCTTCACGTCGCCGACGTCGTCGTCCTCGTCTTCGTCGGCGGCTTTGGCTTTGGCCTTCGCCTTGGGCGGCGGAGCTTCTTCCTCCTCATCGTCCTCGACGCGGGCCTTGGGCTTGGTCGTACGCGGCTTGCGGGCCGGCGGCGGGGCTTCTTCCTCGTCGTCCTCGACGCGGGCCTTGGCCTTCGCCTTGGGCGCAGCGGCGGCTTCGGAGTCCGCAGCAGGCGTGGCGTCCGTCTGGTAGACTGACAGCGTGATCGCCTGCTTGGTCTCCTCGCTGTCACGCGACGCCAACGCCACGGGCAGTTCTTCCTCGTCGAGTGCACGGACCGGACGGAAGTAGAGCTTCGGCGCGGTCGCGTCTTCGTCGAACTTCGCCTCGGTCAGCACGGCGATAGCCGGGGTGTTGTGCGCTGCGAGGAACTTCATGTACGCCTGCAGGCCCATCAGCTTGCCGTTGGGCTCGCCGAACAGGGACGCCGCCGGAAGCTGCAGTTGGTACACCTTCTCCAGCTCGCCTTCGAGCGCCACGGCCAGACGTTGCGAGAACCGACAGGCGCGGGTGTTGTTCTGACCGGAGCCCTTGACGTTCATGGGGCAGTCGCTGCAGCGCGCAGCCTGCCGCTTTTCCTCCGGCACGTCAGACGACGGCACGTTGGTGTCCGACGACCAGCAGGTCGGTGCCGAGGGGTTGTCCGGGTCGTAGGCACCCTCGTAGTAGGTGCGCGACACCGGCGCGGCGTCCAGCACCACCATGTTCATGGTGTCCGACTTGCTGACCGACACCTGATTGCCGCCTTCCATCAGGCGCCACTTGGACCCACGGATGCTGATCCGCGGACCGCCGCCCATGCCACCGGCCATGCGACGCGTCGTGTCCATCAGGGACTTGAACAGGTCGCTGTTGACCAGCGGGTTTCCTTTGAAGAGATCGAGAGTGCTCATGTCTTACTCCAGAGTTTCGTTGGGGTCGAAGTCGAAGCCCAGCTGGGCTTCGGCGGGGGGCGCGGGCTTCGTCGCGGCCCGTTTCAGCAGCTCCACCTCGATCCGTTCCAGATCGAAACGGTAGACGCGGCCGATGCGCAGGTACGACCCTGCCGGGAGTTCCCCGGCGCGGATCATTCCCATGATGGTCGACGACGACACGTTGAAGCGCGCGGCGACGTCGGCGGTAGAGACGTAGTGGGCGATGGTCATGCTTTCCTCACAGACAGGGTGTACTCCGAGTTGGTGTTCAGGCCGGGTGGCGCGACGTCGGGGTTGGCCTCCAAGAACTCCTTGACGACGCCCTGATTGAGCCGCTTCTCCAAGAAGTCGGGCACCTCATGCTCAAGGATGAATGCGTGCATCGCCGCCCAGTCGCTGGTCCAGTACCGCGTCTTGACGGTGCGGTAGAACAGTCCCTCCGAGGTGCGAACGCTCTCGACGTTGTGCTGCTTGCAGTAGTCGAGCAGCGCCAGCTTGATCGTGTCCATCTTCTCGGTGAGTTCGTCGTCGGCCTTTTTGAACTCCGCAGCCAGCTTGGCTTTGGCGTCACGCATCTTGATGTACACCTTCGTCATTTTGTCGACTGACGGGTCGGTGTTCACTTTGGGTTCAGTCTCAGCCATGTCGGTCTCCTACGGGCGTTTATTGTTGTTTTACGGTGATAGCGCATTATTAGCGCTTAGTCAAGCAAACTCTGGTACAGATCGACCAGCCGCGAATGGACGTCGATCTTGTCGTCCAGCATGCTGTACACGCGGCGCTCGACCGTCGAGCCCACGAGCTGCACGACGGTGCACTTGTTGGTCTGGCCATGCCGGTGGATACGGGCGTTGGCCTGTGCATAGGTCTCCAGCGAGGCGACGG